CCATAGCTGGCGGTCGCGCCTCCACCCCCACCGCCAGCCGTCCCGCCCGCCGGGGCAGTGGCTAATTCCAGCGCCCCGCCCAGCCTGGGCAAGTCAATCGTGGACAGGCTGCGCATGGCCTCGCCGATGCCGCGCAGGCCCAGCTCGAACGGCGTCGGACTGCCTGGCATGAGCCAGTCTGGGAGCTTGATAGCGCCGATCACCTCGGCCATGTATTTGACCCAGCCAATTACCTCGCTCACGGCGCGTGAGATGTCTTCAAATATCGCAACGACGATGCCGATGCTGACGCGAACGACCGCCACGACCTTACCAAGAATATCGGTGAACAAACTCAGCATGCCTTCCAACATGTCCGATATGATGGAACCGCCGACCAGTCGCTCGTAGAGACCCTGGAAAAAGCCCACCACGCCCTCGACGAAGCCGCTAACCAGGGCGAGCAGCGTGCCAAACGACAAGTTAAAGAAATTGACAATGCCTTCGAGTATCGCCTTGATTATCCCCGTCAGCCCCTCACCAAACGCCACGACCCCGGTCCCGATCAAGTCCCAGTTGCCTGAGAATATGCCTTTGATGACGGCCATTACACCGCCGATAATCTTGGAGATGGCCTCCAGCCCGCCGCGAAATGTCTCGGCCATGTCTTGCAACACACCGCTGACGTGGACTGCCACGCTGCTGATGGCAGTAATAATGCCGGTGATCACGGCGATTAGTCCGACGATGATCGCGCCGATGGCGGCGGCCACGATTCCCACTGCCAGCTTGATGGCCTCCCACACGTCCGACCAATCGTAGCCGAATACGGCCAAGACGTCGGACAGGCCAGCAAATGCTTCTTGGAATTGGGGAATGATGGTGGAGGTGAATATGTCGGCCACGGTCAGGGCAATGTCGCGGATGACCTCCCAGGCGGTCAACGCGGCTGCCTGGATGATGGGCCAGTTGGCGACGAACCAGGAGCGGATTACCTCGACGGCGGCAATGACGACGTTCGATACCTCAATAGCCGTGTCCCTGGCGTCTCTAAATGCAACGGCAAAGTCAAAGATCGCGTTGGTCGCGTCCACTCCGATGTAGTCGACGATGATGTCTGCGAAGCTGCCCAGGTCGCCCGCCAGTAGAAGTTCGATTGCTTTTGCAATTTCCACCACGGCGTCGCGGAAATCGTAGAACCGCATGGCCGCGTCGCGCCCGAATGTCTTGCTGATAATCGTCGCAATGCCATCTATTGCACTGCTAAAGTCACCTGCCAGCAGTTTCTTTAATGTCCAGATGGCCGTCGGCAGATTCTCGCCCAGCCATTTGCCCGCTACCTGTGCCCACTCGACCAGCTTTGCGCCCGCGCCGGTGGCAATGTCCTGCATCGGTGTCAAGAGCGCTTGCAGCGCCGGCAAGAACGCCAAGCCAATCGAGTCTTTCGTGTTCTGAATCTGGGACTTGAATTGTGCGATCTGCTCCGCCGCCGTCACCTGTCCGCCGCCAAACTCGGAGATCATGCGCTTGCCTGCTTCGACGGTGGCATTGAGCAAGGCGATCTGTTTCTGTTCGGCGCTCAAGTCATTGACCGCAATGCCCAGGCTGTCGGCCAGCTCCTGATTGGCCTCGCCCATCTTGAGCACCAGCCCGGTATTGTCGATTAGCATTGGCGAGGAGCGCTTGACGCCAGAGACGAGGGACTGGAAGAGGAAATCTACGTCTTGCCCGGTGGCCCGCGCCGCCGCCCGCGCCACTTCCAGCAGCTTGGGCAGGTCGCGCCCGAAGGCGCTCGCCAGATCGTCTCCGGCTCCGGTGAGCGCGATGTTTGCCTTGCGCATCAACTCAAAGTCGGAGATCGTGCCCGCCGCCGCCTGGCGCAGATCACCCAGGGACAGCCCCACCCGCGCCGCCATCTTGTCGAAGGCAATGCCGATGCCTTCCAATGGCGCAGCAGCGATGGCCAGCTTGCCCAAGGCCGCGCCCACACCGACCACGGCGGCGGTGGCTCCAGCGGCAGCGGTCGCCATCACCGCCAGGCCCGCTTTCGCCACCGTCTTGGCGATGTTTGTCGCCCACGACGTGGCTTCCTTCATCGCGCCGCCGAGACCGCTGGTAAATTGCTGCGTCTCCGCTATCAGCGGAACGAGTAGCCTGGCGACCTGGATCTCAACAGCCATCACTGCACCTTTTCGCGTTCGTCAATGAACGTTCCGCCAAAGAGATAGTTGATCATCTGGACTTGCTTGAATAGATCATCTGGCGTCTTGTCCTGTTTCACCTCGAACAGCGGCATAAAATCGGCCGGCTTAAAAGCAGGCTTCCCCTTTTTGCGGGCCAGGCAGTTGGCGATGGTGCATGCTACGATGCCCGCTCTCAGGTCGGCCCGCTCGTCGCCGAACGGCTCTATGGCGGCATAGGTCTGCCACTCTCTGTAAATCCGGTACGGCATTCGCGCCAGCATGCCGTCGGGATTCGGCTTTCCGAGTGCCAGCGCCAGCCGGTACGCGAAGCGCCGCGCTGGCGTCATTCGTTTTTTGTGGCAGTGCCCTCTTCTGGTTCTCCCTCTGCGACAGTCATCCCCGACAGCTCCATGACCTTGGCCGTGATGCGCCGGATGGGAGCGATGGCGCGTTCACCCAGAGCGCGAACGTCCTTGGGCGTGAATAGCTGATTGCCTTCCTCGTCTATGATCGACAGGGAGACGATCTTGACGTTCATCCCCCGCGCTCCACGGGCATCAATCTCGCCGCTTTCCTTCACCATGGGGAAGCCCACTGAGTCGAAGTCTTGGGCCGATAACTCGCGCACTAGCACGACGCCGCCCCATTCGGGGACTGGCACCTCTTCGGTCTTAAAGTCCTGGGCCGCCAGGATTGCATCGCGGGACAGGTATTTGCTCATCTCGTTCCTCCTGAAAGTGACGATTGTATGCTGATTACGTGACGGTCAGCGTGGGCTTGCCGCTGACCTTGACGGCGACCTCTGCCAACTGTTCGCCTTCGACCGGTGAGCTGGGCGAGAAGCTATTGACATAGCCATCAAATGTCCAGATGGCCGTGCCACTGCACACGTTCAGCGTCAGTTGCCAGGCCCCCAGCGTGCAGCCGTCGTCTTCCAGGTCGCCGAGCAAGCCCGTGCCAGCCGTGCCGACGTGGGCGGTATTGGTCGGGTCCAGGCCGATGGTGAAACTCACGTCGCCGCCGTCCGCCAGCCCGGGCAGGTACTCGCGGAAGTTGCTGGCGCTGTCGTGGTCGCTCACGTCTATGTCGCCGCGTGAGATATTCGGCCCCGATATATCCTTGACTTGCCCAATGACAACGTAGGCCGTTCCGCCGGCGGGGTCCCATTTCAGTGCTGTAGACCAACTCGGATGATGGGTCATGGTTCTACCTCCTCAGTCTCTCGTTTTGACTTTTCTTTCTCGTCACAGCCGTTACAAGGCTTCTTCTCTTCCCTCGCCTTGCGCTTGAAATTGCGTTCCAGCCCGCGCTTTTTCTTTCGCTCCTCTTCGAGCGCCTGGCGGGCATCCTCATCCTTTTGGCGTGCGCTTCTCACTCGTGCCATAGTCACCCTCCGATGGCTTCCAGTACTTTAGCCCAGAACACCTGCGGCGCGTTCTGTAAAGCATCGGTATCGAGCCAATCATACAGCGCGTCTATATCGGCATTGCCGCCCAGTTCCAATTGTAGTCCTGCCGCCCCCGCCTCCACCACCGTGCGTCCACATACGTCCGACTTCACCGGCATGTGGACAAACGCCTTGTATCGCGTCAGCAGTTCCGGCAACTCGTCTTGCCCTACCGCACCGCAATATCTGCATGGCAATACAATCTGGCTCATTGCCAGCGGCTCATAGCAGCGCCCATAGAAATCTACCGGCGTGCCGGTCCGCAGCGCCCAATCGGCCACGTTCTGGATGCCCTTGCCTACGCTGATACGCCCGAACCAGATCGTGCCCGCCCGTTTCACTCCGCGCTCATCTGCCTCCCTGGCTGCCGCTCTGAATCGCGCCACGTCCACGGGTGGGTGGATATAGCCACACGGTGCGGAGACCGGAAACTGGAATATCTCTCGATGCTTCGGGCTGTTGAATAGCACTAACGCCGCGTGGTCCAGAATCCAGCGTCGCACCAGCGGCGAGCCGTAGGGCCACAGGTCGTGAATGTGGCGCACGACCGGCTTTTGCGTGAGTGCCCCCAACCAGCAGTCGCCGTATGTGACGCAATTATTGACGACGAA